ATGTGGCGCAGCCTGGCATCCAACATGCTGACGGTTCTGGCCGTCGTATTGTTCCTTCTGGCGGGGCTGATCCTCTGGGGTCAACGGGAATATGTCGCGGAAGGGCCGCTGGATCACGCGGTCTGCGTGAGGGTTGCCAGTGGCTCGACCATGAGCAAGGTCAGCCGCAATCTGGTGGATCAGGGCGCCATCAGCAGCGGCACCGTGTTCCGGCTGGGCGCGCAATATTCCGAGAAGAACAGCCAATTGAAGGCCGGCAACTTTCTGGTGCCGCCGCGTGCCTCGATGGAGGGGATCGTCGATGCGATCACTCGCGGCGGCGCCAGCACCTGCGGCGCCGAAGTGGTCTATCGCATCGGTGTGACCCGCAGCCGGGCCGAGCTGCGCGAGCTTGATCCCGACACGATGACCGAGGTGGAACTGGCGAAGTTCGATCTGGGAACCAGTGACGAGGTGCCTGCGGTTTTCGCCGAGAAGACGGCTGGGGCTGACACCAGTTTCCGTATCGCGGTGGCCGAAGGGGTGACCAACTGGCAGGTGGTCGAGGCGCTGAAGGCGATTGACGTGTTGAGCGGCGAGATTACCGATGTCCCCGCCGAAGGCATGCTCGCCCCGCACAGCTATGAGATCACCCGTGGCACCGAGCGCGAGGCGCTGCTGGGGCAGATGCAGGCCTTGCAGCAGAAGCGGATTGACGAGGTCTGGGCCAAGCGACAGGAAGGTCTGCCTTTCAGCACGCCGGAGCAGATGCTGGTTCTCGCCTCGATCATCGAGAAGGAGACCGGGGTGCCGGACGAGCGCGGCGCGGTCGCCAGCGTCTTTGTCAACCGGCTGAAGGCGGGCATGCGGCTGCAGACCGACCCGACGGTGATCTATGGTTTGACCAAGGGCGCAGGCGTTCTTGGGCGCGGTCTGCGGCAAAGTGAGCTTCGCCGTGTAACACCTTGGAATACTTATGTGATCGAAGGGCTTCCGCCGACCCCGATCGCCAATCCCGGATTGGCGAGCCTGGAGGCCGCAGTGGACCCGGCGGTGACCGATTATGTGTTCTTCGTTGCCGATGGGACCGGCGGCCATGTGTTCTCCTCGACCTTGGAAGAGCATAACCGCAATGTCGCCAAATGGCGCCAGATCGAAGCGGATCGCGCCAAGCAAAGCGAGTGATCGCCCAAGTTCCCAAAGGGAGCGGATTGGGAATTTATTAAGAGGACCGCGCGGTTAGCCGCCGGTCCTCATTTCATTCCTGCTTGACTTTGCGCGCGGTTTCGCCTATAGGTTGTGGCATGCTAGAAGGACTGGGCAAACGGCCGCGGGGATACCCGCCGGCCGTTTTTTCGTTCTCTCGTGCGGAGATCACGCACGCATGAGGTCAATGGGCAGAGATGATCCTGATTACCCCGGAGGAGCGGGTTTCGAAGACTGCGGATCTGCTGCGCTCGCTCGAACAATCGGTGCGAGAGCTACGGCAGGTGGCGGAAAGCCTGAGGGCGGATATCGAGGCCGGGGAGCCCGCGGATGTCACCGCACGTACGCGCGAATTGGAGCAGGCGGGGCGCCTGATCCGGTCCTGTCAGAAAGTGGAGGAATGTTTTGTCGAACAGCAACAACGCCAAACCGGCATCGCTCAGGGCGGATATGCGCTCGATCTCGATGCCGCCAGACTTGAGATCGGGTGCCGCCTGGCTCGCCTCCGCGCCTGCTGCAATCCGTGAACAGTTTCTGGAAGAGATCGGTGAGGGAGGGCTTTGCGCCCTCCCTTTTCTGTTCGAGTTCTGGGCCTTGCCGCATCAGTTGCCGCCGGGGGGAGACTGGCGCGCCTGGGTGATCATGGGCGGACGCGGCGCGGGCAAGACCCGGGCGGGCGCCGAATGGGTGCGCGCCCAGATCGAAGGGGCGCGGCCGCTGGACAAGGGGCGGTGCCGACGGCTGGCGCTGTTGGGCGAGACCTATGATCAGGTGCGCGATGTGATGATCAAGGGCGACAGCGGCATCCTGGCCTGTTCGCCGCCGGATCGGCGGCCGGTCTGGAAGGCGTCGGAGCGGCGGCTGATCTGGCCCAACGGGGCCGAGGCACAGGCGTTTTCGGCGCAGGATCCCGATGGGTTGCGCGGCCCGCAGTTCGATGCCGCCTGGGCCGACGAACTGGCCAAGTGGCCGAAGGCGGAGGAGCCCTGGGACATGCTGCAATTCGCCCTGCGGCTGGGGGATGACCCAAGGGTCTGCGTCACCACGACGCCGAGGAATGTGACGGCGCTGAAATCTCTGCTGGCGGCGCCCTCGACCGTGGTGACGCAGGCCCCGACCGAGGCGAACCGGGCCAATCTGGCGGCGTCGTTTCTGGCGGAGGTGCGGGCGCGCTATGCCGGCACCCGGCTGGGGCGGCAAGAGCTGGACGGGGTGCTGCTGGAGGATGCCGAAGGCGCGCTCTGGACCTCTGGCATGCTGGAGGGGGCGCGGGTCGACAAGGTGCCGGCGCTGGACCGGGTGGTGGTGGCGCTGGACCCGGCGGTGACCGGCGGGGCTGCGGCGGACGCCTGTGGCATCGTGGTGGCCGGCGCGCAATTGCAGGGGCCGCCGCAGGACTGGCGTGCCTATGTGCTGGCGGATCGGACGGTGCGCGGCGTGGGGCCGGCGGATTGGGCCCGGGCGGCGATCCGGGCGATGGAGGAGTTCGGTGCCGAACGGCTGGTGGCCGAGGTCAATCAGGGTGGGCAACTGGTCGAGGAGGTGCTGCGCCAGGTCGACCCATTGGTGCCTTTCCGTGCTGTGCGCGCCAGCCGGGGCAAGGTGGCGCGGGCGGAGCCGGTGGCGGCGCTCTATGAACAGGGGCGGGTCAGGCACCTGCGCGGGCTGGTGGCGCTGGAGGAGCAGATGTGCCGGATGACCCAGCGCGGATACGATGGGCCGGGGTCGCCCGACCGGGTCGATGCGCTGGTCTGGGCGCTGCACGAGCTGGTCGTCGGACCTTCGGCGAGCTGGCTGCGGCCGCGGCTGCGGGTGCTGTAAGCATGCTTTGGGACGGGCCGTTGCCATGCCTGCGCGCGGCCCGTTTCCGGCCTGTTCGTCTCTGGCTGTCATAACCTGCCCATCCAGGACGGAGGCAAAAGGAGCATCCCCCATGGCATTTGATTTCCTGCGGCGGCGGGCAGAGGCGGCGGCGATGGGCGCAGAGGAGCGCAAGGTGAGCGCCGCGGGCCCGGTGCTGGCCTGGCACGGGGCCGGCCGGGTGGCCTGGTCGCCGCGCGATACCGCCTCGCTGACGCGGACGGGCTATCTGGGCAACCCGGTGGCGCATCGGTCGGTCAAGATGATCGCCGAGGCCGCCGCCGCCCTGCCGCTGGTGCTGCAGGATCGGCGGCGTCGGTTCGACACGCATCCAATCCTGGCGCTGATCGCCCGGCCCAATGCCGGCCAGGGCCGGGCGGAGTTCCTGGAGGCGCTCTATGCCCAGCTGCTGTTGTCAGGCAACGCCTATGTCGAGGCGGTGATGCGGCGGGAGCCGGCGCCTGCGGAGCTGCCGCTGGAGCTGCATGTTCTGCGCTCTGACCGGATGCGGGTGGTGCCGGGGGCGGATGGCTGGCCGGTCGCCTATGACTATGAGGTCGGGGCGAAGAAGCATCGCTTCGATCTGGCCGGGCCGGTGCCGGTGGTCTGTCATATCAAGAATTTCCATCCGCAGGATGATCATTACGGGTTTTCGCCGCTGCAGGCGGCGGCGATGGCGGTGGATGTGCACAACAGCGCCTCGCGCTGGTCGAAGTCGCTTTTGGACAATGCGGCACGCCCCTCTGGCGCGCTGGTCTGGCGCGGTGGCGATGGCCAGGGCGTGATGGCGGAGGAGCAGTTTCGCCGCCTGTCGGAGGAGATCGAGGCGAATTATCGCGGCGCCAGGAACGCCGGGCGGCCGATGGTGCTGGAAGGCGGGTTGGACTGGAAGCCGATGGGGTTCAGCCCCAGCGACATGGAGTTCCAGCAGACCAAGGAGGCGGCGGCGCGCGAGATCGCCTTGGCCTTCGGGGTGCCGCCGATGCTGCTGGGGATCCCGGGGGATGCGACTTATGCCAATTATCAGGAGGCGAACCGGGCGTTCTATCGGCTGACGGTGTTGCCTTTGGCGGGCCGGGTGGTGGCGGCGCTTTCGGATTGGTTGGCGCGGTTCGCCGGTGAGCTGTTGGAGCTGCGGCCCGATCTGGATCAGGTGCCGGCGTTGGCGGCCGAGCGCGAGGCGCAGTGGAACCGGGTCGCCAAGGCGGAGTTTCTGACCGAGGCGGAGAAGCGCGTGCTTCTGGGGTTGCCGGCGCGGCCCGGGGCGGCTGCGGATGATTGACCCGCGTGAGGCGCCCTTTGACTGCGCGCCGGGGTTGCGGTTGGCGGCGCATGAGCGGGTCAGCCAGATCCAGAACGACAATATCTGCCGCCGGCTCGACCGGTTGGAAGAGATGATGGAGCGGCTGGAGCGGCGGCTGTGGCTGACCGTCTATGGCGTGGTGGCGGTGATCCTGACCCAGGCCTTGCAGTCGATGCTGGTGGCCGGCGGCCACTGAGGGCTGGCGACAATCTGAGGAGAGACGGATGGATCAGGACTGGAGCCCCGGCCTGGGGCTGGAGACCAAATTCGCGCGCTTCGGCGAGGGGCTGAGCCTGCAGGACGGCGCAGTGATCACCGGCTACGCGAGCCTGTTCGGCCAGGTCGATCAGGGTGGCGATGTGGTCCGTAAAGGGGCCTATGCGGGATCGCTCAAGGCGCTGGCGGCGGCGGGGCGCAGCGTCAAGTTCCTGTGGCAGCACGATCAGGCGCAGCCGATCGGTGTCTGGGAGGAGCTGCGCGAGGATGCCCGTGGGCTCTGGGTCAAGGGGCGGCTGCTGACTGCCACCCAGAGGGGGCGCGAGGCGGCGGCGCTGGTCGAGGCCGGTGCGATCGACGGGCTGTCGATCGGCTATCGCACCAAGCGGGCGGAGCGCGCGGCGGAGGGGGGCCGGCTGCTGACCGAGGTGGAGCTGTGGGAGGTGTCGCTGGTGACCTTCCCGATGCTGCCCGAGGCGCGGATCGCCGCCAAGAGCGAGGAGAGCGCGGAAGGTTGGCGTCAGTTGACCGAGATTCTGCGCGCCGCACGGATCGAGATGGCGCGGGGCGACCGCGCCGGGGAACAGGCCGAAGACGGGAGGCGGGAATGACCGAGACGCAAGGACCGGGGATGCCCGGGGGCGCGGGACCCATGATGCTGGAGATGAAGCGGGAACTTTCTGGCTTTATCAGTGAAATCAGTGGGTTTCGCTTGAATATTGAGCGAAAACTTCAACAAGCGGAAGAGCGACTGACCATGCTGGATCGTAAATCTCTTGCCGGCGGGCGTCCGCCCCTGGCGGCCATGACCGAGACGGGTGCCCCGCATCGCAAGGCCTTCAACGCCTATCTTCGTCATGGCGATGACGACGGGCTGCGCGGGCTGGAGCTGGAGGGCAAGGCAATGTCCAGCGCCGTCAACAGTGACGGCGGCTATCTGGTCGATCCGCAGACCTCGGAGGCGGTGCTGTCGGTGCTGCGGGCGACTGCGTCGATCCGCGCGGTGGCGACGGTGGTGCATGTGGAGGCGACCTCCTACGACGTGCTGATCGACCATACCGAGCTGGGCGCCGGCTGGGCCTCGGAAACCGCCACGACCACGGAGACGGGCACGCCGCAGATCGACCGCATCGCGATCCCGCTGCATGAGCTGAGCGCGCTGCCGAAGGCGAGCCAGCGGCTGCTGGACGACAGCGCCTTTGATATCGAGGCCTGGCTGGCCGGTCGCATCGCCGAACGGTTCGCCCGGGCCGAGGCGGCGGCCTTTGTCAGCGGCAATGGCACCGACAAGCCGACCGGCTTTCTGCATCATGACAAGGTGGCGAACGACAGCTGGGCCTGGGGGGAGCTGGGCTATGTCGTGACCGGCGTGTCGGGGGATATCACCGACCCCGACCCGGTGGTTGATCTGGTCTATGCGCTGGGTGCCGAATATCGCGCGAATGGCACCTTCGTGATGAATTCGAAGACTGCGGGTGTGCTGCGCAAGATGAAGGATCTGGACGGGCGCTTCCTGTGGTCGGACGGGCTGGCCGCAGGGGAGCCGGCGCGGCTGATGGGCTATCCGGTGCTGATCGCCGAGGACATGCCCGATATCGCCGCCGATTCCTATTCGGTCGCCTTCGGGGACTTCCGCGCCGGTTACACCATCGCCGAACGTCCCGACCTGCGGGTGCTGCGCGACCCCTTCAGCGCCAAGCCGCATGTGCTGTTCTATGCCACCAAGCGGGTCGGCGGCGATGTCAGCGACTTCGCGGCGATCAAGCTGCTGAAATTCGGCACCGCCTGAGCGGGTCGGATCGCGGGGCCGCGAGGTGCGGCTCCGCGGCGGGCGTGCGCCGGGGATAACCGTTCCCCGTGTTGTCTAGCTGCTCCCCTCCGTCCGAGCGACACGGGAGCGCGGCGTGCGTCCGTGCCCGGGAGGCGCGGCGGCGCGTATCGGAGAGACACGAATGATGTTGAGCGAAGTGAGCAGCTATGGCGATACGGCGCTGCCGGTGGCGCAGTTCCGGACCCATCTGCGGTTGGGCAGCGGCTTTGGCGAGGATGGCTTGCAGGACGATCTGCTGCTGGGGTTTCTGCGTGCCGCCGTCGCGGCGATCGAGGCGCGGACCGGCAAGGTGTTGATCGCGCGGGGGTTCAGCCTGCGAGTGGAGGAATGGCTCGACGGGGTGGCTGAACCCTTTCCGGTGGCCCCGGTCACTGCGGTGAGCACGGTGGTTCTGGTCGATGCCGAGGGCGGCGAGGTGGTGCTGGAGGCGGGGGCATATCGGCTGGAGCCTGACGCTCAGGTGCCGCTGCTGCGGTCGGTGGGGGTCTTGTTGCCGACGATTCCGACCGAGGGCCATGCGCGGATCGGGTTCACCGCAGGTATGGCGGCGGATTGGGGCGGCTTGCCCGCCGATCTGGGCCAGGCGGTGCTGCTGCTGGCGGCGCATTACTACGAATATCGCGACGAGACCTCGCTTGCGGTGGGCTGCATGCCCTTCGGGGTCACCAGCCTGATCGAGCGCTATCGCCGGATGCGGCTGGGTCTGGGGGCGGTGCGATGAGCGTGCCGGTTCTCAGCCGTCGGTTGGTGCTGGAGGCGCCGGTGCGGTTGTCGGATGGCGCCGGTGGCGCGATCCGGAGCTGGTCGACCCTGGGGGAGCTTTGGGCCGAGGTGCGCCCGCGTACCGGGCGCGAGCGGGCGGAGGCGGGCGCGGCGGTTTCGACCGTGAGTTATCGCATTGTGGTGCGCGGGGCGCCGGTGGGATCACTGCAGCGGCCGGCGCCGGAGCAGCGGTTTCGCGATGGCGCGCGGCTCTATCTGATCCGGGCGGTGACCGAATATGACGCGGCGGGCCGCTATCTGACCTGTTTCGCCGATGAGGAGGTGGCGGCATGAGCTATGCCTTGGCCGGGCCGTTGCAGGCGGCGATCTATCAGGTGCTGGTGGCCGATGGCGCGCTTGATGCGCTGGTGGCGGGGGCGATCTATGACGGGCTGCCCGCAGGCACTATTCCCGAGACCTATGTGAGCCTTGGCACCGAGGTGGTGCAGGACAAGTCCGACAAGGGCGGTGCCGGGGCGCTGCACCGGTTCACCGTTTCGGTGATCTCCGAGGCGGCGGGGTTCGCCGCGCCGAAGGCGGTAGCGGCGGCGGTGTGCGATGCGCTGGAGGGCGGGAGCCCGAGCTTGAGCCGGGGCCGTGTCGTCGGGCTCTGGTTCGAAAAGGCGGTGGCGCAGCGTACCGGCAGCGCTGGCCAGGGACGGCAGATCGACCTGATCTTCCGCGCCCGGGTCGAGGACGAGTGATCAACGCAAACCTGAGAGGTGGCAGATGGGTGCCCAGAACGGCAAGGATCTTTTGATCAAGGTGGATATGAACGGCAGCGGTCTGTTCGAGACCATCGCGGGGCTGCGCGCCACGCGGGTGAGCTTCAACGCCGAGAGTGTCGATGTCACCAGCCTGGAAAGCTCGGGCGGGTGGCGCGAGCTGTTGTCGGGGGCCGGGGTGAAATCGGCGACGATCTCCGGCTCGGGCGTGTTCAAGGATGCCGGCACGGATGAGCGGGCGCGGCAGATCTTCTTCGACGGGCAAACGCCGGAGTTCCAGGTGATCATTCCGGATTTCGGCGTGGTCGAGGGGCCGTTTCAGGTGACTGCGCTGGAATATGCCGGCAACCACGATGGCGAGGCGACCTATGAGATGTCGATGGCCAGCGCCGGGGCGCTGGTGTTCACGGCGCTCTGAGCCATGGCGAACCCATGGGCGGGAGAGGTGGCGCTGGTGGTCGGTGGCGAGCGGCGCGTGCTGAAGTTGACGCTGGGCGCCCTGGCCGAGCTGGAGGAGCGCCTGGGCGCCGACACGCTGGTTGATCTGGTCGGACGGTTCGAGGGCGGGCGGTTTTCCAGCCGCGATCTGATGGCGCTGATCCTGGCCGGGTTACGGGGCGGTGGTGCCGATCTGGAGGCAGCGGATTTGCTGCGGCTTGAGATCGAGGGCGGCCCGGTGGTGGCGGCGCGGGCGGCGGCGGCGCTGCTGGCCCGCGCCTTCACGGTGCCGGGGGACGGATGAGCCGGATCGACTGGCCGGTGCTGATGCGGGCCGGGATGCAGGGGCTGCGGCTCAGGCCCGAGGAGTTCTGGCGGCTGACCCCGGCGGAACTGGCGTTGATGCTGGGGCAGGGCTCTGGCCGGCGACCGATGACGCGGGCGGGGCTGGCGGCGCTTCTGGCGCGCTGGCCGGATCGGAAGAAGGATCAGGACGATGGCGGGTGAGGACGCGGTGGACGCGCTGAGCGCGGCGGCGGATGGGCTGGAGGTGAGCCTGGGGGCGGCCAGCACCATGGCGGTGGAATTCGAGACCGAGCTGACGCGGATGCGGGCGGCCTTGTCGGCGACGGGGCGCGATGTCTCGTCGCTGGAGCGGGGGTTCTCCAAGGGGTTGAGGCGGGCTTTCGAGGATGTGGTCTTTGATGGTGAGAGCCTGTCGGATGCACTGGACAGTTTGGCGCGGACGATGATCCAGACCAGCTATTCCGCTGCGGTGAAGCCGGTGACGGATCAGCTGGGTAACTTTCTGGGGACCGGGGTGGAAAGCCTGCTGTCGGGGCTGTTGCCCTTTGCCAAAGGGGCGGGGTTCGCACAGGGGCGGGTGATGCCCTTTGCCTCGGGCGGGGTGGTGCAGAGAGCCACGGCTTTCGCGATGCGCGGCGGCACCGGGCTGATGGGCGAGGCGGGGCCGGAGGCGATCCTGCCCTTGGCGCGGGGTGCCGATGGCAGGCTGGGCGTGCGGTCGGGCGGCGGCGGCGTCCGTGTGGTGATGAATGTGACAACGCCCGATGTGGCCGGGTTCCAGCGCAGCCGCGGCCAGATCGCCGCGCAGATGAGCCGGGCCCTGGGCCGCGGGGCGCGCAATTTGTGAGGGGGGCGAGATGAACTTTCATGAGGTCCGGTTTCCCGCCTCGCTGAGCTTCGGTTCGGCCGGCGGGCCCGAGCGGCGGACGGATATCGTCACGCTCGCCAACGGGTATGAGGAACGCAACACCCCCTGGGCGCATGCGCGGCGGCGCTATGACGCCGGGCTGGGGATGCGATCGCTTGACGATATCGAGACGCTGATCGCGTTTTTCGAGGCGCGGATGGGCCAGATGTACGGGTTCCGTTGGAAGGACTGGTCGGATTACAAATCCGGTCGCGCCCGGGCCGAAGTGCAGTTCGACGATCAGGTGATTGCCCAGGGAGATGGGGCGAGGGTCGAATTTCAGCTGGCCAAGACCTATCGGTCGGGGGCTTTCACCTATCAACGACCGATCTCGAAACCCGTGGTGGGCAGTGTGCGGATCGGGTTGGAGCAGGACGAGCTGCAGGAGGCGGTGGATTACACTGTCGACACGGCGACTGGGCTGATCACTTTCGCCCATCCGCCGGGCATCGGGCAGGATGTGACGGCGGGGTTCGAATTCGACGTGCCGGTGCGGTTCGATACTGACAGCATCCAGACCAGTGTGGCGAGTTTTCAGGCTGGCGAAATGCCGAATGTGCCGGTGGTGGAGGTGCGGGTATGACCATGGGGGAGGCGTTTCGCGCCCATGTCGCGGGTGGGATCACGACGCTTTGCCGCTGCTGGGCGGTGACGCGAAAGGACGGTGCGCAATATGGTTTTACCGATCACGACCGGGATCTGAGCTTTGACGGCTTCACCTTTCGGGCCGAGACCGGGCTGACCGCGGCGGCATTGCAGCAGGCGACCGGGCTGTCGGTCGACAATACCGAGGCCATGGGGGCCTTGACCGATGCGGGGCTGAGCGAGGCCGAGATCGAGGCGGGGCGGTTCGACGGGGCCGAGGTGCGGGCCTGGCTGGTCAATTGGGCCGATGTCTCGGTCCGGTGGTTGCAGTTTCGCGGCGCGATCGGGGAAATTCAGCGGGTTGGGGGGGCCTTTCGCGCCGATCTGCGCGGGCTGACCCAGGCGCTGAACCGGCCGTTGGGGCGGATATACCAGACCCCCTGCACGGCGGTTCTGGGGGATAGTCGGTGTCGGTTCGACATGGGCACGCCGGGATATGTCGCCGGGAAGGTGGTCGGGGAGGTCGAAGAGGCGCGAGTGTTCCGTTGGGACGATCTGGCAGGCTTCGAACCGGGCTGGTTCGCGCGCGGTCGGCTGGTGGTGATCTCGGGCGCGGGTGCCGGGCTCTGGGGGCTGATCAAGCGGGACCGGAGCGAGGGCGGCGCCCGGGTGATCGAGCTATGGCAGCCGCTGCAGGCCGGGATCGCGGCGGGCGATGGGGTGCGGCTGGAGGCCGGCTGCGACAAGCAGATGGAGACCTGTCGGCTGAAGTTCAACAACCTTCTGAACTATCAGGGCTTTCCCGATATCCCCGGCGAGGACTGGGTGGTGGCGGTGCCGAAATCCACCCGGCCCAATACTGGAGGGAGCCTGCGGTGAGTCAGCATTTGGGGATGCCGCGGCGGGCCGATGTGGTGGCGGCGGCGCGCGGTTGGATCGGCACGCCCTATCGGCATCAGGCAGCCTGCAAGGGGGCGGGTTGCGATTGCCTGGGGCTGGTGCGCGGGGTCTGGCGCGAGGTTTGCGGGCGCGAGCCGGTCGAGGTGCCCGCCTATACGATGGACTGGTCCGAACCGCAGGGGGAGGAACGGCTGTGGCAGGCGGCGCGGCTTTATCTCTGCGAGCGCCGGGGGGCGGTGATGCCCGGCGATGTGATCCTGTTCCGGATGCGGGCAGGATCGGTGGCGAAACATCTGGGGATCGTGGCGGAGGTGGGCGCGAGCGCGCGCTTCATCCACGCCTATTCGGGCCATGGCGTGGTGGAAAGCCCGCTGAGCGGCCCCTGGGCGCGCCGCGTGGTGGCGCGGTTCGCCTTTCCTGAAGGACCTGAGGGGGACGTCTGA